GCAATTCTATTTATAGAATTTACTTTGCTATTTATAGAGTCCATAATTGCAGTTAAGTTTTGGCCAGATGGTTGTAGTAAATATGGTTTTAAGTTTGGTTCTAATTCGTCAGGCATTTCTATAACTGCACCAGCACCAGCACTTGCATTTACACTTGGAGTTTTAACTAATGATGGGTGGTTAGTTAATCTAATTAATTGTTCCATTTCAGAGTATTCGTTATAAATAGATTTTTGTAAATCAGCTATGTCAGTTAAATCTGATTGGCCAACTCCTCTTTTGTGAGATTTAGAATTGTACAAAATAACTGCTGGTATTTTACCAATCGTGTTAGGTGCAGAATCTATTAATCTTGGTTCTTCTCTTTCAGCCATGTAAATAGTATCTATTCTATCAGGATACCAAAGACGCATATAAGTTCCACCCTCTCTATCTACTTCTTCTCTAATCTTTAAATAGTTAAGTTCGTACTTACCATTTAGTTGTCTTTCAAAGTTCCAATCTAAAACATTTTCTGGAGTAACGATTGATAAGTATGGTCTAATATCTTGGTCTAGTTCTTCTGCTTGTGTGTTTGTAGTTATATTTGGTTTATCTAAGATCATAAAACAATGACCATAAATAGACGCATAGTTTTGAGCCTGTTTAATTACAGAGTTTAAATTGTTACCCTCTAAATCAGCATCTTTTAAGAATGATTCTAAACTTGCTTCATCTTGCATAGAACCAAAATCTCTACTTGGTCTAACTCTAAAAAGGAATGATGAATAAATTTGTATAATATTTTTACAATGGTTATCACATGGAGTATTTGCAAGTCTTTGATTAAACTCGTTATCTAATTCTAAATTATATCTGTTTAGGTATTGGCCTATCATATAGTCATAACCACCATTATAAGATCGTATATAATACTCCCAATTATTTATTGTTTCGGAATAGTCTTTGTGGGTGTCTATTGCTTGATCTCTAGTGTATGCCATAAATTACTTCATTGTCCATCTTGTTGGAGCGTTAAATCTTGCCTGTGTAGTCAATGGTTTTAAGTAGTCAATCATATAACCAAGTGCGTCATTCATATGATCGAATCCATCTTCCTTATCAGGAATATTTGTATTCTCCTTGTATATTTGTCTTTGTAAACCTTTTATCAGTGTTTTGCAAGATTGTGAAACAAAAATATGACGATCTCCTTTAGAATCTTTGAGTCTACTATTCACAGCATTGACCCTATCTCGTATTGCTGGGTGTTTGTTTTTAACTTTAACTTTAAATCCAGCATTTTGTAAAATAGATAAATCAGTTCTACCACCAGCAGAAGTCTTACGTTGTTTAGAGGCTGGGTCAGGATATATAAATATTTGCATTTTAGTTCCATATCTATCTCTAAGTTCTTGCACCATTTCATCAGTATTACTTCCGTAAATAATAACCTCATCTACAAAATAAACTTTATCTTTTTCTATCTGCCCTACACAAGCTGACATTGGGTCAACGTTAAAGTCCATTCCTATATGTAAAGGTTTTTCCCAATCTATCTGTCGTTTAACAACATTATCTACAGGGTGGAAGTTATAATAAACACTACCAGCATAATTTTCAAATGTACCCTCAAACTCTTGTCTAAAAGTTCTAATATCAATATCTTGTTTAGCTTGTTCTATTTCTTCAGGTGTAACTATACCACCTTGAATAGTAGTATATTGAAAAGACTCCCAATCATCATCTTGCTTACCTTTTAAATATAATTCATAAGACCAATTACCATATCCCTTTGGAGTACCACAAAATAGTGCATGACCAAGACGATCAGATATACTTGCTCTCAAGACCTCGTACCAAGTTCTTTTATCTATATCTGCAAATTCATCTAATATTAAAAAATCTAATCCTGTACCTCTTAATGAGTCATAGTTATCTGCACCCTTTAGTGATATTTGACTATTAGTTTTTCTAATAGTTATTGTCATGGTAGTTTCGTTAATATCCTCAATCCAATTAAACTGATTAAGCATTTCTTTAAGAGTTCCCCAAACAATCTCTTTGGCCATTTTAAATGTGGGTGCTACATACCAAATCTTTCTATTTGGCTGACAAGCATATTTCATCATCTCTGTTACTGCTAGATAAGTTTTGCCAAATCTACGACCACTTATAAGAACTCTAAATCTTGCTTTACTAGATGATACTTTAAGTTGTGGTTTTGTCAGAGTTATTTTCATTACAGAAATAAGAAATGTACATTTTATCCTTATTAAATTTTTCCTGAAATTCGTTAGTTACTTTTATTGTTATCATAGCACCAGCTTTAGTACATTCTGTCCAAGTATCAAACTTAACAGGGTGTATTGCTGGTGTATTACAGAATCCTGATATTGCAGAACAGATAGTATAAGCTAAAACAAATTTCATTAGCTTAATGGGTTTTTAGATGCTTCTTTTAATTCTTGAATCTCTAACTTTAAAACTTCTATTTCTTTTTGTAATATTTTAATAGCAGAATTGTCATGTGAATGATCGTTGTTATGACCATGAGTTTCTAATTCTTTTTGTATTAAAGCTATCTCCTTATTAATATCTAATATTGCAAATCCATTGTTTTCTATACCAGATAAATCTGGTGCAGTTTGATTAGATAATTGTTCGATTGTAGATTCCATCTTAGCAAATTTAGTAAATCCAGCACCAATAGAAGCAATAAGACCTAGTATTACAACTATGTTTGTAAGATTGTCTTGTATTTTTTTAACCATTTTTTAACTCCTGTAATTCTAAAAGTAATAGTCTTTTCTTTGACTTAATTTCATTTAGTTTTTTTATCTTAACTTCCATTATATCATTAGCAGTATATTTCACTAAATCAACATTGGCATATATAGACCTATTATCAAATATCTCGATCTGATTCAAATAAATATCTTTAGGCTTGTAAAACTCCACATTATTGTAATCTGTAAGTGAAACCTGATCGTTTTTCATAGCATCTAGTTTTATAATGTTTTTAATCTGTAAGTTTTTAGCACTATCTTTAATTTGAGCATCTACTTTGGCCATAATATTATCTATCTTAGGTTTCTTAGTTTTCTTATCTGCTACCTTTGTTTTAACTTCTTTTTTAGGTGCTTCTTCTGTAGTTTCTTTTGGTGCTTCCTCGATAACTTCTTCTTCCTTAGTTTCCTCTGCCATCTGTTCTGGTGCTTCCTCTATTATTTCTTCAGGCATTTCCTCTTTAGCCTCTTTGATTATTTCTTCGGTAATCATTTCTTCTTCTGGCTTTTCTTCTGCAATAATTTCTTCCATAATCTCTGGTTCTGATTCCATAGTTTCAGGTTGCTCGTCAGCAATAGAAACAATTTCGATAAATTCTTCCATAGTAGGTTCTTCCATTACTTCCATTGTAGGTTCTTCAAATATCTCAAATGTAAATTCTTCTTGAATTTTAATATCTTCTTCTGGTTCAAAATCAGTAAATAAATTTATTAATTCTTGTTCTACAGTTTCATTAATATCAGGAACATAATTATAATTTACAATTAGACTAGGCTCTTTAAGATCAGCACCATAGTGTCCTGTAGTATTAGGAACAGAAAAATCATATCTTAAAACAACATCATAATCTTGTACTGTGTTCTTTCCTAAGATCATTGTATCTGTCATATCTTGATATGCACAGCCATTAAATGTAGCACAACTTCCTGATATAGTTCTATTCTGTGTAGTTAGATTTCCATTATCATCTGTTACTTTGATAGATTGTGTAACTGATTGTGAATTACTATTCCAAAACCATATTTTAGATGAGCCTGTTATTTCAAAGCCATTGTTTAATGAACCTTTATTTACATTAGAATCATTCAAAGAAACACTATCTGATTCTATATATTCATTATTAACTCCAGCTATAACTCCACTACCATGTGTGGTATCTATATTTGTTCCTGACCAACCACTTGTAAAATCTTGTGAAACTAAATTATTTGTTGTTTCTGCTTTTGAAGTTGTAAGGGTTAATATCATCAACAAAACGATTGATACGATATACTGCATATGCCATTACTCCTATAAAAATTATTAACCAAATCATTAGTTCCTTACTGAATCTATAAAGTTATAAACTCTGCCGAATTGTTTATCAATACTTATTAAATCTTGTTGAATCATATTAACTAAAATTTGAAGTTCCATAAGTGTTACTAATGTCCATGTTGCTAAACCCATTAGAATTGTACCTAATAAACCTATTAACATTGTATTAGTTTTCCTCGTCATTTTGTATGTAATTCTAATTTTTTAGCTTCTGCTTTATTAATCTTCTTATCAATCTTTTCTCTTTTTTTAATTCTTTTTACATAAGTTTCGTAATCTGGTCTTTCATGATCATACTTATTCCAAATTGCTAGTGCATCTTTACCTATCTTTCCATCTACAGGGCATGGTGTTCCAGCATTAATCATGGCCTCAAATACTCTTTCGTCTTGGCATAGTAAAGCAACTGAGCCTACTTTCATACCAAAGTCATATAATACTTTTGCTAATTTAATTCTTTCACAATTCATATCTCTTGTTGTCTTACCACCTGAAAAGCCTGTACCAAATGTTTGAATACCTACTGATACTCCTGTTGCACAAACGTCTTGTGATTGAGCAGAGAATGATGGTGCAGATGCTGTTGGTGGTGCAGATTTAATATTAGAGTTTGATGTAGAGTTTGTTGTAGTATTTGATGATGAGCCTGATTGGTAATTTGTAGTAGCGTTAGATGTATAACCACCATCAATCATAGTGTTTGAGCCAGATGTATTATTTTGTGTTTCGTCAGGATATGCTGGTGGTATTAAGCATAATAAACAAAATAAAATAATTAATATTCCTGTAAAATAATAGTTCATATTTGTACTCATAAATTAAATTTTAAATCCTTTTTGCCATGATCTAACTGCCCAATATACAGGAGTTGTATTTAACTGTTTTCCTGATCTTTTAGCTTTAGCAAGTATTGGCCTAAATCTTGCCATAAATAATCTTTTTCTAGCTGGAATATTTTTTTTAATAGATAGCTTTTTATCGCCAAAATTAACTTTGACTACTCTGCCTGTCTTACGATTTTTAACGAATACCTTAAACTTCTTAACATCTCCACGCATAGGTTTGTTAAGTTTAACAGTTTTGTTTTTGTATTTAGCCATGAGGCATAAATATCACAGATAGTTTAATTTATCGAGTAATTTATACCAAGCTATTTTATATTTAACATCTTGAGTCTTATTATAAAGATTGGCAAGACGATCTAATTCTAATGTTATCTTTTGAAAAATCTTTTTCTCCATTCGTGACAAACATAAGTATCTTTAACACCTTTACTTCCCCACCTACCACAGAATGATCTACGATTACTAAAAAGCCCACAATTTCCACAGGCTTCTTTTGTTTTACTTAACTCAAATGATTGTGGTAGTGAGTAATCTATTATCTCTCCATTAGGATAGAAGTTACTTCGTTTCTGTTCCATTTTCTACTAACTTTCTTAAATCTTTTGCTATCTGCAAAGCCTTGTTTAATTTTCTTAATGCAACATCTCTTTGAATTTTTGCTTGGTCGCACTCTGATCTAGCTTGATCTCTTTGTTGTCTTAATTTTAAAAATGTATTCTCTCCAATTTCATTTACCTTGTCCACGATATTTCCCTTTTCCTTGTTGTCTTCGTTTATGTTTATTTAATGTACTTGTTATTGGTCGTCTACCAATAGAAGTTCCTTTTTCTGTTTTAGTGTATTCTACAGTTGCACCAAATAGATTACCTTTTTTTTTAGCCATCTACCTCATCTGCTTTTGCGTCTATTATTAAAGGTAAAGGCTCAACAATAGATTCAGTTTGTGTTCTATCTTTCATACCTAGATAGTTTTTACTTAACCATATCTGCATATGGGTATTATCTTTTTTAACAGCCTTATCCCACATTTTCTTTCTTAAACTAGCTTTACCCTTTTCTTTAAACTGCTCAATAATATCTGCATAATTTCGTTTAAGTGTTTTAGCTGATACATTCAATACACTAGCAATTTCATAGTCAGGACAGCCAATAGAGGCTAAATTCTTTAATATTTCTATATCGACCACTATCTTAGGTCTTCCAGCACCTTGTCTTTTTTCTGTCTTATTTGCCTTAATTTTGTCCATTTTCTAACTCTGCCTTTTTCCCTGTAAAGTTCTCCCACCTTTTAATAATAACATCTACATAATGTGGTTCGAATTCCATCATATAACATATTTTGTTTTTTTTTTCAGAAGCAATTAATGTTGATCCACTTCCACCAAATAAGTCTAATACACTATCAAATTCTCTAAAATAATCAAAACTCCATTCTGCTAATGCAACTGGTTTTTGTGTTGGATGGATTCTTTTTTGACCATGCTCTGACCCTTTCATCATTCCTTTCCATAAATGTCTAAATATTCTTACTGAACTCCATTTTGATTTAACCCAAGCTAACTCGCAATCTGATTGTGTATCTTTTTGTTTTTCTTCAACTCTTTTATCCCATACAAACCAATTATTAGATAATGGAAGGTAATGACAATAATAATTTCCACCCCACCAAACTTGTCTAGGTGCTTTTATAATATCTTCACATAAAACATAAGAATCAACAGCATATTGAATTGTGTCATCTTTAAAATCTTTTAAGTTGTTGCCCTCTGTCAAACCACCTCTGTTTGATCTATCTCCTTTTTCATTTATCCCATAAGGTGGATCGGTATATATTAAATCTATTTTATTATTATTTATAAGTTTTTTAACATCATCTTCTTTAGTGCTATCCCCACACATAAGCCTATGATTACCAAGTTTCCAAATATCTCCTAGTTTAGATATAGGTTCTTCTGGTGCTTCAGGAACTTCATCTTCATCAGTTAATCCTTGTTTTTCTTCAAATAATAAATCATTTAGTTGATCTTCATTAAAACCCAATAAATCTAATTTAAAATCTTTAGCCTCTAAATCTTTTATTTCCATTTTAAGTAATTCGCTATCCCACTCGGATTCTTCAGCAGTTCTATTATCAGCTATTCTATATGCGTTTATCTGTTCAGGTGTAAGATTGTCAGCAATAGTTATTGGTACTTCTTTAAAACCTAATTTTTTAGAGGCTCGGTATCTAGTGTGGCCTACAACAATAATTCTATCTTTATCAACTACAATAGGCTGTCTAAAGCCATATTCTTTTAAAGACATGGCAACTTTATCAATAGCTGAATCTTTTAATTTTCTCGGATTGTTCTCATAAGGTTTTATAGTATTTATATCTGCTGTTTCTATTTTCATTATATCTCCAATTTTTTCATCTCTTTTATGCAACCAATAGGAAAGACATTTACATCTCCAAATACTGCCTCTTTATCATCATGTGAAGCAAAAGTTTTTAAAAAGTTTTTATCTTTAGAGAATACATAAGCCTGAGTTACCATAATACTAGGCTCAAATTTTTTAATATCATCTACTGTATGCCAACCAGAATCTCCTGTAGGGTCTGAAAATTTAATACTGTAAAAGTAGTATTTTTTCTTAGATATTGAAATGTGTCTAAATTTTGACTTTTTTCTGACCATTAGTGTTTCTTGGAATTATCGCTTTCTACTATGGCTTTATAAAATTCAAGTTGCATCTTTAATCTTTTATTTTCAATAGACAAAATAATCAATCTTTTTCTTACATACTTAAATATCCTTAATATTGCTCTCATTGATAATCTTTAATAGGCTCATCTTTCCATTTATGTTTTAAGTATTTTTTTTGGCCTTTTTGCAGAATATTATACTCTCCCCAATTTCCAATAGTCTTATACCCATTATTCACAACCTTATCTTTGCTAGACTTACTATTTAGTATATGTGTATTAGTATTGTTATTTAGTACTTGTTGCGATAGGTGGGCTGTAGGTGGTTGTTCGGATTCTACATACTGATATTTGTCATAGTTTATAAGGTTAATAATCGACACTTTTCGGCTAGGGTGGTTGTTAGTGGGCTGTAGCTGGGTCGTTCTAGTGCCTATCATTTTTCTACGCACAAGACGTAGTATGAAAGACCTCATTTCAGAATAAGTCATTCCAAATCTTTTAGCTGTAACTCTTAAAGGCATAATAGCCTCGCCTCGTTTAATAAAAACTTCTGACCCTAAAAACTTTAAAGTCTTATCTTGGTGTGATGCTGAACTAATAAAATATATCCAACAACTTGCTTGTAATAAATTTTTAAATACAGGGCTTGAATATATATCTCTATATAAAATAAAATATCCTCTCTTTTTAGCCATTCTTACTCTCTTTCTCGATTAACTCGATTAATTGTTTTTTAGTGTATCTGTTTAATAATGTTTTAATTATATTTGTGGTCTTTTTTTGTTTCTCATATTCTCTAGCTTTATTACTAGATACAACCTCAAAATGCTCATCTCTCATTTCAGCCATTGTTATCTCCCTTGTTATAGTTAAAAAAATTATTTGCTTCTTCTATATTTTCAATCTCATTTAAAGTTCTTTGTAACATTTCGTGTTCTGTACCATACATAGCTTCAAACTCTTGCTTACAGTTGTGAATACTAAATTGTCCTTGATGATGTTCTCTGCATAACGGCACAACTTGGTAGTGGCTCGATCTCATACCCATTCCCAAGCCAACAGGCCTGATGTGATGCACGTTAGCTGGTCTTTGGCACACCAGACACCCTAAACTAGCAACCTTGTTTAAATGCTCTCTTTCGAGCCTTGTC